GTAAGCGGGACAAGAAGGCCCTATCGGCATCCATGTATGAACACGTCTGGAACGGCGAGTACTTGGATGAGGTTGATAACTCACTGATCTCTGCTGACTGGTTTGATGCAGCGTTGGAGATTGGCGACAGGATTAAGTACAGAGACTCTGGAGCGAAGGTATGCGGTCATGACATCTCGGACACGGGCAAAGACGCAAAAGCCGTCGTCGTCAGACACGGAGCTAGAGTTCTCGACATGGGTCTCAAACACGATGGGACCGCGAGTGAAGGCCTGGACTGGGCCATTGACTTCGTTGATCGATACCACTGCGACTCGTTTGTCTACGACCAGGATGGCGTCGGCCTTGGACTCACTAGAGAAGTCGAAAGATCGCTTGGTAACCGAAACATCACGATTACTGGCTTCAGGGGTGGCGAATCGCCGGAACAGCCTGACTCGTTCTTTGACGGGCATCGAAAGAATCGTGACGCGTTCTTTAATCGACGAGCGCAAGCGTACTGGGGCCTCCGTGAGAGGTTTTGGAAAACTTATCAGGCTCAAGATGGCGAGTATATCGACCCGGACGAGCTTATCTTTATTGACCCTGAGCATCGCCTTATATCCCAGCTTAGATCAGAACTCTGCCGGATGCCGCTCAAGCCGCACCAAGGCGGAAAAATCCAGCTAATGCCCAAGACCGAGATGAAGAAGCCACCACTTAGCTTGCCTTCTCCCGATCTCGCCGACGCGATGGCCTACGCCTTCAGCGTCCAAGACTATATCCACGGTGCGTGGTCCGCGCCATTGGAATACAAGGAAGCGTACATCTAATATGCTAGAAGAATCAGAGATTTTAAGCATTATCGCTGCTGAGATAAGCAACTGCTCCAATGACGTGCTTGTCAATAAGAAGCGCACCGCTACGCAGTACTACAACGGAGAGCTACCCGCGCCATCGGGCATCAAGGGTCGTTCTAGTGTTGTTAGTACCGACGTGGCTGACGGCATCTCCTGGCTACTGCCTAACATTGTTGAGAGCCTTTCTGGGAAGTCTGTGAAGTTCATGCCCATGAGCGCACAGGATGAAGACCAAGCAGAGCTAGAGACCGACCTAACCCACTTTACTTTCTCTGAGGAGAACAACGGCTACCTCAACCTTTATGAGGCCGCTAAGGACGCACTGCTGTGTGGCGTTGGAATCTTCAAGATTTATTACGACGATACCCCCGAGCGGGCCGTTGAGCATTACAGCGGGCTGGACGATAACCAGCTTCAGGCGCTATTGGCTGACCCCATGCTTGAGGTGACGCAGGTTGACCGCTCTGAGACGGACGGTATTTCAGTATCCGCTGCACGGATCATCCGTCAGGGAAAGGTAAAGGTAGAGGCAGTTCCGGCAGAAGAGTTTCGCATAAACAACGATGCAGACAGCTTGGATTTGACTGATGCACGATTTGTGGCGCATACGACCCGCCGGTCTGCCTCTGACCTACTTGCCTCGGGTTACGACCCCGAAGTCATTGAGCGTTCTAACCAGGACAACTTAGAGCGCGATGTGGATGACTACTCTACGTCATTAGATCTCGATGACAGTCAAAAGCAGATCGTGGTGACCGAGTGCTATTTGCACATGGACATCAACCAGGACGGCATCGGCGAGTTGTGCAAGGTCACGGTCACTGGTGAGTCCAATCCCAGCGATATCCTCGACATCGAGGAGATTTGCGAGGTTCCTTTTGTTGCAATGTCTGCAATGCCTATGCCCCACCAGTTTGAGGGCGTTTCGGTGTTCGACCGGCTGCGTCAGGTGCAGGACACCAAGACCGCCGTACTCCGTTCCACTCTCGACTCTTTCTATCAATCAGTTAACCGTATCAAGGTTGTTCAGGAAGGGCAGGTCAATCTTGATGACCTCCTTGTCAACCGCCCCGGCGGCGTTATCAGGGCCAAGGGCCACAACGCGGTAACCGAGCTTGGCGGCACGTTCTTTGGTGGTGAGGCACTTCAGTTGCTCCAGTACGCGGACACCCAGAAGGACAGCAGGGTAGGTGTCAGCCCCGACATGGCTGGTCAGTCAAACCTGATCAACAACGAGTCGGCCCACGGTGTCGAGCGCATGATGTCTGCCAAGGAGATGCTAGTAGGGCTGATGATTCGCTCCATTGCTGAGACCGGCGTTAGACCTGTTTACAAGATGATTCGTGACCTGATGGTCCGCTACCAGAACGCAACGGTGCCTTTCAAGTTCAAGGGCCAGTGGATGAACATCAATCCCAGCGACTGGGGCGAGCGATCAAGGATGATGGTAACGGTTGGTACGGGTGCATCCGATGATCAACAGAAGATCATGTCTCTCACCCAACTACTCGCCGTTCAACAGCAAATGGCTGCGGACCCAGCCAACGTCCTGGTTGACCACAACAAGATCTACAACACGCTCGATGAGCTAACCAGCCTTGCCGACCTGGGTGAGGGCGAGAAGTACTTCTATAACCCGCAGAGTCAAGAGGGTCAGCAGTTCGGCCAGATGAAGCAGCAGGAAGGCCAGCAACAGCAACAGGAGGCCATGCAGAAAGAACAGATGGCCATGCAGATGCAACAGCAAGCTCTACAGGCACAGCAGACGGTTGCTCAAGCAGAGATGCAAAAGGCTCAAGCCACGTTGCAGAACGGCCAACTGAAGTCGCAGATCGATCACATGAAGAACCAGCATGCGCTAGAGATGGACCAGCTAAAGGCGGCGTTGCAGGGCGTGAAGGACGAGAAGCAGCATGAGTTCCAGTTACAGAACATGAAGACCAATGCGGCGCTCAAGCTTACCGAGCTAGAGATCAATGCCAAGCGAGATTTGAATAAGGATATTCAAGATAACCAAGGAGCGGTAGATGGCCAGAAGAAACGACCAACTGGTGGCGGAAACCAGAAAGGGAAGGGAAGCAAAGCATCAGCTTGATCTGGTTCAGGAACACATTGACAGCAGGAGACAACAATTATTTTACAAGTTCTGCGACCGAGACATGGTCGATGAGCTTTACGAGCTAAAGGCAGAAGCCGTTGCCCTAACCAACCTTGAGAGCTATCTGAAGGAGTTAGTCAACACCGGGACACTAGCAATTACTCAACTAGAAGGAGAATACGAATGACGGACACAGTTCACCCAGAGGCAAGTTCCTCGGACGCTGGTTCAGCAGTCGATCAGGTAGCCGACATTTTGATGGGCGGTGCCGAAGAGCAGGAAGAAGTGTCAGATGAGAAACAGGAAGTTGTTTTTGATTCTGACGACACACCAGACGAAGAAGTAGCCGAGTTGGACGACGGGGAAGACCCCGAAACAGAAGACTCCCAGTACGACGACGAAGACGGTGATGATGAAGTAGACGGTCTCGCAATCTTGGCCGGTGAACTTGGTTTAGACAGTGACAAGCTGACCCTCACAGAGGACGGCGAAATCATGGTCAAGCTCAAGGTCAACGGGAAGAACGAGACGGTGGCATTGCAGGACGCAATAGGCCAGACGCAATACTACAAGGCGAATGAGCAGAAGGCTCAGACCCTGGCAGAGGAGCGTAAGACCTTTGAGTCCGAGAGGCAGCAAGTTGCAGATGCGTATAACGAGAGGCTGAACCAAGTTCAGGGTCTTGGGCAAATGCTTGAACAACAATTAACGGCAGAATACCAGTCTATCGACTGGGACCGATTGCGTGTGACAGACCCCGCAGAGTGGACCGCCAAGCAGCACGAATTCCAGAAGCGTAGCTATGAGCTACAGCAGGCTGGTGCAGTGGTAGGCGAGCAGATGCGTCAGGCGACAGCACAGCAAGAGCAGGTCATGCGCCAACAAAACTCAGAGATAGTTCTATCAGAAAGAAAGGTGATGGCTGAAACCATCCCCGAGTGGTCTGATCCAGATGCGATGACGGCAGGCATGTTAGAAATTGCCGAGTATGCTCGCGCTAACGGAATCCCTGATGAAGAGTTGACGCAAGTGATTCATGCACGTCACGTTCAAGTATTGCGCAAGGCAATGCTCTATGACCAGGGTCAAAAGGTCGCAGAGAAAAAGGTTAAGAATCCTCCACGCATGCAGCGCTCCTCTAATGGACAGTTTGTTAGCAAGAAGAAAAACAAACTCAATCGTTTAGTTGAACGCGCACAGCAGGCAAAAGGAGCCAACAAAAAGGAGGCCCAAGCCGACGCTGTAGCGCACTTACTCATGGGAGAGTAAACAATGGCTACAGGTAACATTGATTCGTTTGACTTAAAGTCAATCGACACGAACGGAATGATCCGTGAAGACGTAATGGATAAGATTTGGGACATCTCAAAGATTCCATTGCCCCTGACCGACATGATCGGTTCTACCAAGCACAAGAACGAGTACTTCGAGTGGACTATGGACGAGCTTGCCGCTCCGAACGTGGCCAACGCCGCAGTAGACGGTCAAGACGCTGGTGCCGCTGAAGGCCCTACTGGTGAGCGTGTGGGTAACCACTCACAGATCCCCACCAAGGTCATCGCGGTATCTTACCGAGCTGACGCTTCGGATACGATCGGTCGCGCTAAGGAATTAGCTTATCG